TCGTTACAGGCGCAGCAGGTTTTATTGGTTCAAACCTATGCAGGGCGCTTCATTCTGAAGGAATAGGCGTGATCGGCATAGATGATTTCAGCTTCGGAACCTCAAAAAATCTTGTTAAGGGTATGACTTTCTTCGATAAAGGATTTGAATATTTCACGAGAATTGGATTTGATGGGCATTATTCATTCTCGGAAGATGACATACTTGTTCATCTCGCAACCGCGAACATCATATATTGCCAGGACCACCCGGTTGAGACAGTAAAGATTAACGCGGAGCGAACCCTAGAGTTTTTTAAGCATGTGCCGTGCAAGATTGTTTTTACAAGTACTTCATCAGTATATGGAGATGCCACGCTTTTCCCCACGCCGGAAGATGCAGAGATTAAAACCAATAACGCCTATTCTGTATCAAAAAGGGCAGTTGAGCTATATCTTGAAAAGAGGGGAAATTATACAGCCCTTCGACTTTCTAATGTGTATGGACCTAATCAGCGACCGGAGAATCCTTATTGCGGTGTTATTGGCAAATTGATAGAAGCCTCGTACAGGCGTAGACCTTTTTTTATTAATGGAGACGGATCTGATACCAGGGATTTTACCTATGTTGATGATGTGGTTGATGCCCTTACCCGGGCAATATTCATGCCTGCACTTAATATTGTAGTCAATATTGGTAGTACAGCTGAAACCTCTATTGCCGAACTTGTTGATCAAGTCCAGGTTATAACCGGCAAAAAATTAAAAACGGTACATGCGCCAGCAAGGTCTATAGACGGAATCTCTAGGCGTTGTTTATCTATTAACAGGGCAACATCCTTTCTGCGATATAGCCCTAAAACTGACCTTCGACAGGGAATCAAGAACACCGTCGAATGGTATAAAAAACAGGAAAGATAATTTAACTAATGCTACGATTGTTATGGACAAACAATTAATTCGTGATCATTTGAGAGACTCTATTCTCAGGGAGGATCTTACCTATCGACAGGCAGCAGAACATTTGGAAATAAAACCCTTTTATATCTCGATGGTCCTTAACCCTAAATTATGGGGTAATGTAAGCAGGCATAGCTGGGAAAGACTTGAAGAGTGGCATAAGAGCAGGGATACCATTAAAGATTTCAAGCCATCAGAGGCAGAAGATCCTGACGTGGTACAAAAAAGGGCATTTGAGCAGGCAGAAAAATCAGGACAGGAAAAACCTGATACGATTATCTCAAGGATAAACCTGGATCCTGGAGACACTCCCGTTCCGGCTGTTGGCAAATCCCCGGATCAAACTGATCGCAAGATGCACCTTATCATCGACATTGAGATCAGGGTTAACAATCAAACCATCTCGATCAATGCAAGGTAAACAGCTTGACATTTTTTACAATACAACCCATCTGGGCGGAGAGGAGTTGACCAGGCGAAGGTTTGAAACTGGAAGACAGAACCAGGAGATCCTCGCTTTCTTCAGGAGTAACCCACGGGGGTTATTTACGCCTTTTGATGTTCAATCATGCACCGGAATGATAAACGTTCCGATTACTTCAATTCGCAGGGCAATGCACACCCTCACTTCCGCCGGGCTTTTGATAAAAACCCATAATAAAAAGGAAGGAAATTATGGGGCTTTTAATCATCTCTGGAAACTCGCTTAATATGGCAAAGGCTGAATATTTTCCTCACGACATGAACGCCAGGGATGACCCTAAAGTGATGGTCATGATGACCCAATTGGGGATTGAGGCTTATGGCATTTATTGGGTCCTTATTGAATATCTCAGGAGCCAGAAGGATTATATGGCACCCAAGATTCTTATTGATGCTCTGTCCGGGCGCTACGGCTCTTCGAGGGAAAAGTTTGAAGCTGTCATTACAAATTATTCCTTGTTTGAATTTGATGATAAGAATTTCTGGTCGCCATCACTTATTAGGCGCATGCTTCCGCTTGATGAGAAGAGAGAAAAGATGCGCCAGCTCGCTTTAAATCGCTGGGATGATGCAAGTGTAATGCGTACGCATAGCGCAGGCAATGCGCAAGTAATGCAGAGTAAGAGTAAGAGTAAGAGTAAGAGTAAGAATAATAGTAAAAGTATAATAAAAGAAAAAATAACTCTCTCTCCTCTCTCTCTCTTAAATGTTGACCATGGACTTGTTAAAAAATGGGGAGAATGGGTTGAGTTTCGTGAAAAATTAAAAAAGCCTTACCGTACCCAGGAGGGGATTGAGGCAAGCTTTCGTAAGCTTATGAATCTTTCAGGTAATGATCCGGATCACGCGATTGCCATCATCCAGCAGAGTATTGATAACGAATGGCAGGGATTTTTTGAACTTAAAACCCCTATTCGCAAAACAGAGGGAAATGCATTGGAGAATATTATTAATGATTTAAGGGGAATTTAATATGGAGATAAAAAATGAAAATTACCCGGTTTACGCCCCTCACCAGGTTAAAAAAGTACCGTCTGAAATCTTCAGGGAAATTATTATTGAGTTTGCGGGAAATGCAATGTTTATCATGAATAGCCGGCTATCTCCTGATGAGCGAAAGCCTGCGATCGATAATATTGTTTTCATGATCAAGGATAAATTTGCCGAATATCCACTTCATATTATTGCAACTGCCTTTGACCAGGGATCCTTGGGCGCCCTGGGTGGAACCACTGCCTTCACGGTCCGCAATGTTTTCACATGGCTCAACAACCTGAAAGAAAAAGCAGAGAGACTTTATCATGAAGCCTGGAGTAAAGAAGAGCAGAACCGCAAGCGTAAAGAGGAAAATGAGTGGAGGCTTAATTCACGCCAGGATAGTATTTACGGCACGGCATTGAGTATTAAAATACGCTGGTATTGCAATAAATCTATTGATCCGGCTTATTGGGAAAAGTACTCGCTTGATGAAATTGTGAATCTCTTGAAAGCAGGAGAGAATGCTTATACCATAAGGCCAGAACAAATAAACGGGTAAGATGGAAAAACCGAAAGCAAAAAAACGACCATGGCAACAGGAGGCGACAACGACATTTGCCAGGAGGAAGAGCGCACCGTTTTATCACAGCCACCGCTGGACGATTGAATCGCGCCTCTTTCGTAAAGAAAACCCTCTTTGTAAGATATGTTACGAAAAAGGAATAATACGACGTGGCCAAGTAACGGATCATATTATCCCGCGAATAATCTGCACGGATCCATGGGATAAATCAAATTGGCAAACGCTATGCCGGCAGTGCGACAAGGAGAAGCTTGTTGATGATAGAAAATTGATCGCAAGTCATTTTAAACGGAAGGAGCAATGAGTTACAACTATAATAATGATATAAATCTAAGCATATGAATATTATCGATGAAAACTTTGATCCTTTTCAATCGCAAGAGCAATTCGGGTGCCTCTTGTATTCGCTCATTCTCTCATTTATCATTATTACTCTTGTTGGAGTTGGAATCGTGGCACTTATCATTATTACTCTTGTTGGAGTTGGAATCGTGGCACTTATCATAAAATAACACTTAATAATGAACTAAATAATGATACTAGTAAGTAAGATTCAAAGGGAAATAGATGAGTTGGTTAGGAGCCATGAAAAAGCAATAACTATTCATGAGGCGTTAGTATTATTCTACATTAATAATGAGAACTGATCTTCCAATATTGGATCTTATCGATGAGTTTCTTGAAAATATCGATATAAGGGAATCTTCTCGTTGTAGGTACAAGGAGAACCTCCATGTCTTTGTCGTATATATGACAAAGCATTCTTCTGACGCGCGCCAGCCTCGAAGAGCCGAGATAATCAATTATAAAGAGTACCTAATCAGATCTGGCAAGGCATTAACAACAATAGATGCGTACATGACGCCGGTTAGGGGTTTTTTTAAATGGCTGGAGTCCGAGGGTATTTATGAGAACGTCGCGGCCGGCGTTCATTCGCCCAGGCGTTATCATGGATATCGCAAAACATATCTACAGGCAGACCAGGTTATAAAGCTTCTCTCCGTGATAGATCGCAAAACGATCGTAGGAAAACGCGATTATGCAATTATTAATCTCATGGTTCGCACCGGGCTACGTTGTATAGAGGTAAGTCGAATGAACTGGCATGATGTCCTTATCCGGAAAAAAGGATATACTCTTCTGATACAGGGCAAGGGACACCTGGCAAAAGATAGGGAGTTGAACGTGACAGATGATATAATGAGCCCGATCTTTCAATATCACATGGAACGTATGCCCGAGCCTGACGGGGAGGATCACCCGCTTTTTGTGAATCATTCGCATTACATGAAGGAAGAGAGGATCTCGCGACTCACAATCAGTAAGATTATCAAAAAATATTTTCGTATGATAAATATTGATGATAAGAAGTTGACAGCACATTCGCTCCGTCATACCGCTGCTATAAATGCAATTAAGGCCGGGGCCAAGATTCCAGAAGTCCAGGCGATGCTTGGTCATACAAATTCTTCGTCAACGGACATCTATTTAAGAGCTTTAGAGGCAGAGAGCACAGAAGAAGGCACGGCGGTACGCTTACTTGAAAATTATTATAAAAACGCCACGAAACAGCCTAAAACAGGGCAAAAAACGGGCAGTAATAAGCAAAAACGTCATCTATGATAGTAATAGTTAATCTTTGTATCGCATAGTACTATGTTTAATAAGATGAGTTGAAAATGTTAATAGAAGAGCAAATAGTAAAGTATGATTATGATGAAAAAGACAAATCATCTTTAATCGAAAAATTAGCAAGTAAGTATAAATTAACAGAGATAAGGGATTGGGGTTCATGTATTATTCTGGAAAGTTTTTCCAGGGAGATTAAGGCGGAAATTTTAATCGGCGGGAATGAAATTCATTATAAAGTTCATTACCATGGATAATCAGCTTGAATTGCCATTGCCCGTGACCAGGGAAGAGTTTTGCATGATGTGCCATTTGTCTTCTGGCTGTGCTGGATGTTGTATAATTTGTAAAAATAAAAATTGTGATAAACCTCAAGCATGTGGAATAAATAATGATCCAATAAAAAGTATTGGAAGGCTTCGGGCATGGCAAGCTATTGTTAAAAATTGTACATCATCTGAAGAACGCGAGCATCATAAAAAACTATTAAGTAAAAATTGGCCATAAACTAAATTCTTAAAATCGTGTACTTAAGATAAAAGCAAAGATTGAGTTACTTAAAATTGAATTAAAAGTATGAAAACAAAAGAAGAGATTTTGTATGATAGCATCAGCGAGTCATTATCAAAGTAAGGCCATGATGTTTATATCAATATTTATAATTGTATTAACATCCGCGTTACTCTTTGTCTTTATGGGTTACAGGTGGGGCAGGGGTGACGAGCGGAGATTAAATCAGAAAGAGCGATGAAATATTATTTTACATTAATCGGAGGTGATTATAGGTCATCGAAGAATAAGCTTGAAGAGGCCGCAAAGGTTACAGACTTATTCGTGAGGATAAATTGAAGTCATTTAGGCGGGATTTCATTGATTCGATTAAAAATCTGAATGCAATGTTCCCGCGATGTAAGCCGCTTATCACGTATGAAGAAAGTCATTTATTTGATAAAAACAACCAGGCAGCGGGTGTTCATATTGATGGTGTTTGTTATTTAAGTATTTACAGGGCAAGGAATGAAATATAATGCAAGAATAGAGCTAAGTAGGGGGAGTAAAATCTCTACAAGGGTCAGCTACAAGACCGCAGCCCCCGAAAATCGTTGCCAACGTCAAAATTGAGAGAGGGGGTATGACCAAAGGAAGACCAAGGAAAGATCCTGAAATAAAAAAACTTCAGGGAACGGATCGAAATGATAGACGTGTTGAGGCTGTTAAAGGCGAAGTTCTGACAAAAGTGCCACGGCCGACAATGACACTAAGAAGTAAAGAGGAGAAGGCTCATTATCGCCGGCTATGCAAAATTCTTATTTCTGTCGGCCAGCTGACGACCACGAATGTTGACTACGCAGTACTTATGGCAAAGGAGTGGACGAAATATGAAGAGGCTGATGAAAAGTTATACGACGAAATTGTTATCACAACCAAGTCGGGTTATCAGCAGCCTTCCCCTTGGGTTGCTATCAGTAATCAAGCATTGAAGAATTTTGTTGAACTGGCTTCAAGATTTGGACTTGATCCGTTGTCTGCTTTAAAGATACCGAAGGCGAAGGTTTTGGAAAAGGATTCATTTGATAAGTTATTGAGTAAGTATAAATGATTCGCAAGGCTGAAGAATATATTGAAGCCGTGTTGTCAGGTGCAATTGACACAAGTGATATCACCAGGCTGACTTTTGAGCGACATCGTGATGATCTTAGAAATGCTCCAGAGCGGGGATGGTATTTTGATAAGACTTGTGTGTCTAGAGTTTTTGATTTTTGTACACTTGTGAAGCATTCTCCTGATAAGAAATCCTGGGTGGTGTTTGATCCGGAACCCTGGCAAGCAGCAATAATTTACATTGTTTTTGGCTGGATGAAGCGAGATGGTTCCAGGCGTTTTAATTATGCATACATTGAATTACCGAAGAAGAACGGGAAATCAACCTTTGCCGCGATAATTAGCAATTATCTTTTGTTTTTTGACGGGGAGGAAGATGCCGAGGTTTACCACGCGGCGACAGTCGAGAAGCAGGCTAGGATATGCTTTGACAAAGCAAAGCGGATGATTGAGAAGTCACCTGACCTGGTTAAAAGGGCAAAGATTCTGACAAATAACGTCAGCATCCCGGCGACTAGTTCTAAAATGGAGCCGCTTGGAAGAGATTCTGAGAGCATGGAAGGAATCAATCCGTCCGGAGCAGTTATAGATGAGTATCATGTTTTTACTTGGAAAAATAATTTTGTTTATGAAAATATTCAATCAGCAACTGTCAACAGGCGTCAACCTCTTGTTATTATAATAACAACGTCAGGAAGAGACAAAGACCTTCCTTGTTATGAATATAGAAACCTTTGCCTTGATATTCTAAGGGGTATAAAACGCCAGGATGACACATTTGCAATTATTTATACTATAGATGACACTGATGATTGGAAAGATCCGGCCGTGTGGAAGAAAGCTAATCCTAATTGGGGTATTTCAGTGCTTCCGGATAGGTTTGAAAGTGAATTTAAGGGCGCGCTTAATAGCAGGAGCAAGGAAGTTTCTTTTAAAACTAAAAATCTTAATCTCTGGGTTGATGCTCCTCAGGTATGGATTGCAGATGATAAGTGGATGAAATGTCAACATGGATTGTCAATGAAAGATCTTAAAGGCCAGGATTGTTATGCTGGGTTGGATCTTTCCTCGTCTGTAGATATTAATGCGCTGGGATTGTTTTTTCCTGATATAAAAGGGCGTCCGGCTGTTTTGTTACATTGCTGGATTCCTTTAGATAAAGTTAAGGAAAGGGAAGATAGGGTTGATTATGCTCTTTGGGCTCAGCAGGGTTATATAAATATTACGCCAGGTGGTATCATTGATATTGACCAGCAGACAGCAGATCTGCTAAATATTTTGAAAGAATATAATGTTATAGGGCTTGGATATGACCCATATATGGCACACCATGGAACAATACAGAATCTTCAAAAAGGTGGATTTCCAGTCGGTCGACTGGATCTTTATTCGCAAAGCCTGAAAAATATGTCGGCTCCAACGAAGGAATTTGAAAAGATGGTAGCATCGGGGGAACTTGAACACTTCAATAATCCTGTACTTCGGTGGATGGTCCGTAATGTTATGCTAATAGTGGATACAAATGATAATATCAGGCCGGACAAAAAGCGTTCCCGGGAAAAGATTGATGGCGTTGTTGCAATAATTACAGCTATCGGAGAATATCTTACGCTAAAATTCTCGGGGATAAAAGAAATTTACACAGAACATTCTCTTAGGTTTATATGAAAAAATATGTAAAGCCTACTGTTACAAGGCATGCTCTCGATGCTGAAATCGCGCAGATGTTCACTGATCAAGGTTTTTTTGACTTGTTTGACCGGAAGCTACAGGAAGCAAGAAAGTCGGACCCGATGATCACGCAGAAATCTGTATTCGAATTGATGAATAAAAAGTGGTTTGATCTATTTGAGAGGTTTCGTTACTCGTCTTATGATTCTTTTCGTCAGTGTTATAACCGCAAGATAAAATCTAAAAAACTCGGGAACAATGTTCCATAATAATTAATAACGCCTTCACGAACTTTGATCTGTAATTATTATGATCAAAGAAAAAGGCTAATGGGGCTTATTTCATGGATTAAGCGCACTTTTGGAACACCATCAGAAGAAAAAAGCGAAAAAGCACCTATTTCTCCGCCGGGGGCGGAATTTTTGTTCCGAGGGTTGTCTGATGCAGGCATTGTAATTGATGAAGAAAGCGCACTTAGGCTTTCTGCCGTGTGGGCATGTATTAGGCTCCTTTCTGAACTTCCCGCGTCACTTCCTATCGAAGTTTATGAAGAGAAGGGTGAATCAAGAATCCCTGTCGATCACCCGGCAAAATACATTCTTCTAAATCCTTCTGACCTGCTTAATAGATTTACCTGGCATGAGACGATGAATGCCTGGCAGCAGGGCTGGGGAAATGCTTACTCTTTGATCGATGATTCGGCGGGAACAAGAAATATTAAACTTATTCATCTGCATCCATCTGGTGTAGTTCCGGTATTGAGCAATGGCAGACTTTTTTATAATGTAAGGGATCGTCTTACAGGCATTAGTGACACATTCTTTCGCGAAGAAATTATTCACTATAAAATGCTGTCGACCGACGGGATTGTCGGAAAGTCGCCCATTAGGATAGCAAGAGATAATATTGCACTGGGCCTTGCAGCTGAGAGGTATGGAGCAAGATTTTTTCGACGTGGCGGGAATCTAAAGGCCGTCATCGAGACGGAAGGCCACATGAGTGATTTGGAATTTAAGGAATGGAAAAGGCGTTGGGAGAAATATTACCAGGGAGATAGCGGGGATCATAATACTCCGATCTTGGAGTATGGCATGAAATATAAGCAGCTTGGGGTTAACCCTGAAGATGCTCAATTCATCGCTTCACGTAAGTTTCAGTTGAATGAAATTTGCAGGATCTTCAATGTGCCGCCTCACCTGATCGCGGATCTCGAACGGTCAACTTTTAGTAATATCGAACACCAGGACTTACAATTTGTCAAATACACACTCCGCGCGGATCTTCGCAGGAAGGAAATGGAGCTCGAAGATAAGCTAATTATTGATCCAAGAGAGAAGGGAAAGATCCGTATTAGATTCAATATAGACGGGCTGCTTCGTGGTGATCTCACGACACTTACAAATCATATTCTTCAATTAACAAACAACGGGACTCTGACGCGTAATGAAGGGCGTGCTCTCTTAAATCGTAACCCAATTCCGGGTCTTGATAAGCCTTTAGAGCCAGCTAATATAACAGGTAAAGACAAATAACTCAAAGATAGATGCTTAAAAAATTTACATACGGACAAAGGGGAAATATACCTAAGGGGGCTGAAGAATCCAGGATCATCCCTTTTATTCTTTCGACTTACGCAAAGGACCGACACGGGACGGTGCTTAATCAGGAAAAGTGGGAGCTTGAAAATTACAGAAAGAATCCGGTGGTTGCTTACCAGCACAATCTTTTCGGCGGACTTTGTACGGAACCTGACCCGAACTTCGTGATAGGCAAAAGTGTCCGCGTCGAGATCGAAGGAACTGGAGTCGATCGGAGCCTGGTTGCCGATGCCCAATTCGAGGATGCAGTCATTAACCCGCTTGCTGAAAAAATATTTCGCAAAATTATTTTTGGTTCTTTGTCTCGCAGCTCAGTTGGATTTCTCCCTGTTGGCGATGGTCATTTCGGAGAGGGCGAGGAGGGGGAGGGAAGAATTGACGAGACGTATTATTTCGCAGGCCAGGAACTTCTTGAATGGTCGATCGTGAATATTCCATCAAATCCTGATGCCGGTAAGCGTGCTGGAATGCGCCAGCTGCGTGAAGAGGGTTATGTAGCATTAATGTATGCCGCGAAAGAGCTCGGTTCAAGATTTTCTCTTAGCCAAATAGAGCATTTTTCGGTACGTGACATATTAGATCTTCTCGATGGGAAAGACCTGGAGTTGAGGGAGCGAGATCCGCAAAAGCTGCGCAGGCTCCTGGCAGAAGCCGAGGCCCGTGCTGATAGATGGGAAAGAATGTATTCTGCTTTACAGTCAAGAGTAAAATTAACAAGCCAGATTGGCTAAAATTCAATAAAATAATGAAGAGTAAAATTTTAAAAAACAGATTAGAGGTCCTTCTGGCTGAAAAAGATGAATTGGCAGGGAAGGACAGCATGACTGCCGAGGAAAAATCCAGGTGGTCTAAGATTGAAACTGCTGAAAAGGAGCTTCTTGAAGAGATCGCGCTTGAGGAGTCAAAAGAGAATCATCTTCGCACCCGTGCAGCCAATGACGGGACTATTGTTTCTCGTAAGGAAGCTGGAGATATTCAGAAGTATTCTATTGTAAAGGCAATCAGGGAAAAAATGCAGGGGGGCAGCCTGACTGGCCTCGAAAAAGAAATGGCTGAAGAGGCTGAAATAGAAATGAAAAATATCTCGTCTATTGCCGGAATAGGCATTTCTTCCAAGGTGCTAATGAATAAAACCGTGGTAAGGGCTGTACTTGCCGCTGCCAGTTCTCCTGTTGTTCCCACGGTAATTGGAAGTTTTATTGATGCCGTGTGGGCAAAAACAATTCTCGTCGATTTTGGCGCACAAACAATGGCCGGGCTTACAGGGAACGTGGACCTTCCTTGTTTTAGCTCTAAGCCTGCTGTCAAGTGGGACGCTGAAAACGACGATGCGGATGATGCGGGAGTTGCCCTGGGCAGCGTGCCCCTTAGGCCTAAAAGACTAACTAATTACGTGCCGCTTTCAAAACTTTTGCTTGTCCAGGAATCAGCTGATATTGAGCGTAAAATATGGGATGCTCTGATCAGGGCGACCGCGGTTAGTGTTCAGAGGGCAGCTCTTCATGGTGCTGTTGATGGCCCGACGGGTCTCGCGGCAACAAGTGGGATTGGATCAGTGTTGGGTGGCAATAATGGAGCTTCTCCAACCCTTTCTCATGTTCTTCAGCTTATC